ATGTCTGTAAACGTTGATATAATCGTATTGATTAACGTTTTGAGAATTGTGATGCTTTACGAGCTTTCTTAAGACCTGGCTGGGGCACCACTTATTTCATCTAATTTCAAAGTGCTTTAAAATCAACGTTTTCATAAGTTTTCAAAAAATAAAATTTCAACTAATTTCAATCAGTTTCATCAAAATAAGGTAAACTTCCATCAAAAATAAGCAAAAATCGAACCAGAATATCAAAAGTTTCCCTTATATAAAATTTTTACGTATATACTAATTTGTTTTCATTCATTAGAAAAGAGAGCCAACGCTCTCTTTCTTTTTATCTATTATATTTTCGTTTTCCTGCTAAAGCAAGTAGTCCAAGACTTGCCCCAAGCATTGCTAAAAGTCCTGACTCCTTCGTTCCTGTATTTGGAAGTTGTTTCTTAGGCTCTGCTTTTGCATTGGTAACTTGTGCAGGCGCTTGATAAGTTTTATCGTCTTTGGTTCCTACCGTTACTTTTTCTGCTGTATAATCCACCACATTCCCACGACCATCTACTACTGGTACTGGTTGGTAACCTGCTTTTTCAAGCTCTTTACGTTTAGCATCTGCAAGTTCAGACAAGCGTTTTGCTTCTGCTTCTTCAAACTTAGCTTTGGCAGTTTCGTAAGCAGTTTGAGCTTGACCTGCTGCAAGGCTTTTAACCTCATAGTCTACTTTAGCTTTGTTTTGTGCCTTGTAAGCATCTTTAAGCTCTGCTTCAGCTTTTTCAAGCTCTGCTTTCGCTTCTTTCAAGCGAGTGTGCGCACCGTTAAGGTCTGCAAGCTCTTTTTCGGCTTGTTTAACCGCATCTTTGGCAGCTTGAAGAGCTTTCTCAGCAGTAGATACCGCTTGGGCTTTGCTTTCAGCAATCGCTTCAAGTTCTTTCATCTTAGTTTCTTCTGCTTTAAGTGCATCTTGTGCAAGTTTGAGAGCTTTCTCAGCAGTTTTTAGGTTAGCTTGTGCTTCTTTAAGAGCTTCTTCTTTAACAGACTGTGTAGTAGTTAAAGTATTAACAAGAGCGTTAGCATTAGAAAGAGTCACTACTGCTTTATCATGACGAGCTTTCGCTTCATCGAAAGCCTTTTGAGCGTTAGCAAGTGGACTTTCACCATTCTTCAAAGCAGTCAAGGTAGCTTGAGCGTTTGTAAGAGTAAGTTTAGCATCAGACTCTGCTTTTGTTTTCACTTCAAAAGTAGCTTTTGCATTGTCACGAGCAGTCATAGCATCGGCAAGTGCTTGACGAGCTTCGCTCAATTTGCGCTCAATCACTTCATTGCTTAGTGGGTTTGAAATAGGTGTTTTATCCCATGTAGAATTATCGAGATAAGAACCATGAATAGCAGTCAAGTAATGAGTAGTGTAGAGGTCGTCTGTTTTACTTTGTGCGACACCACCGAAGTAAATAGTTTCATTTGCATAGTCGAACTGAAGGATACCTTGAGTATGGGCATAGTCGTTCTTTGTAGATACCAACATGACAAGGTCATCGTACAACTTCTTCTTCATTTGACCAAGAGTTTTACGGTAAACTCCATCCTCATCGTCAAAGTTGTGGAAAGAATAAGTTGTTACAGAGTTTTCATAATACTGTCCACCCTTGTTTTCTTCCTCTGCGTCTGTTGTAGGCAAACCATATTCTTTGGCAACCTTGTTGATACCCTTAGCGTAGTGTCCAACACCACCACGAGCATGATATTCTTCTTCCATAGCATGAGAGAAGTTGGCTTTCAAGTATTCTTTTGCAACCTTATCCGCAAATTCAAGAGAAGTTTTTGAAAGAACAACGTCTGGAAGTCCAAGTTGACGGCGCATTTGGTTGATGAGGTCAACCACAAAGTAGTTCAACTCGTCTTTAATCTCTTGTGGAAGATTGTTGATGTCGTAGCGTGTTTCATCAGCTTGGTCAGCTTTACTTGGAACATACTTGTTGAGCTTTTTGTGTTCTACTTGTGAACCAACGATACGGTCATAAATCTCATCGCTCTTAGCGTTACGCTCTTCCTCAGTCATTTCGACACCTTCATCAATTTGACGAAGGAACTCCATTTTATCTTTCACTGCTTGAATGAAAGCTGGAGAAAGAGTGATGGTTTGTTTCTTAGAGCTATCTTGAAGAGCATCAAGTTTAGATACTGCTTGGTTGTAAGTAGCAGTCGCACCGTCAAGGTTCGCTTTGGCGTCTTTAGCTTCATTTTCAGTGCGCTCTGCATCTTTTGTAGCAGTCTTGACAGTCTTTTCAGCTTGAGCTAGTTGGTCAGCAAGCTCACCGTCCAACTTTTTAGCTTCATCAAGAGCAGTTTTCGCATCTGCTTGTGCTTGTTTGCTTGTAGCTTCTTCTTTAATTGCTGCTTCTTGCTTTTCTTTAGCATCCGCAAGACCTACACCATTCAAAGCGTCCTCAGCGTTTTTAACTTCTACTTTAGCAACAGCTACACCAGTCTCAGCTTGAGTAACTTCTGCTTGTTTTGTACCAACAGTTTTACCTTGAATAGCGACATTACGGTCTGCATCGTCTTTTTCAGCTTGCGCAGAGGATACCGCTTGTTCAGCAGTTGGAACGTTTGCTTTAGCAGTTTTTACTTTCTTCTCTGCGCCTTGGATGACCTCAGGAGTTGCTTTATCCGCAGTTTTTTGAGCATCAGCTTGAGCTTGTTTCAAGTCTGCGACTTTCTTTTCTGCCTTATCAGAAGATTCATTCGCTTTATCCAAGACTTCTTTTGCCTTGCTTTCATCTTCCTGTGCTTTTGTAGCACTGGCTCCAAGTTCAGCGACTTCTTCCTTAGTAGGAACTTTCACTTCTACTTTCTTAGGTGCTTCTTTCTCTACCAAAGCTGGTTCAGTTTTAGCATCTGTGGGAAGCGGTACTTTAGTCGTATCTGCGTGAGCAGTTCCGATTGTGCCGACAAGACCAGTTGCTGCGATGGCAGAAATAACTGCACCTGTATACAATTTTTTATTAGTATTGTGACTATTTTCCGTAGTTTTTGACATCTATAAACTCCTTTGTACAATGCCCTATGCATTTTATTCAGTATAGTACTATTCTACCATACTTTTCTCGTTTTTGGATAGTTTATTGTACTTATTTTTAAAGAAAACAGATAGTACAATGGTATATAGTATGGAATATAATAAATTACAAAAGCATATCGCATTTCGCATACGTGAATGCAGAAAAGAGCAGGGATTAAGTCAGGAAAAGTTATCTGAAATAGCTGGTCTAGGTGTTAAAGCTATCCAAAACATAGAAAATATGAAGTATGATTTCAAGATAAAAACTCTTGAATCCGTAATCAAAGCCCTAAATCTAACGGTCGAGGAGTTCTTTGATCTACAATCATATGAATCAGAGCGAGAAGATTCTGCAGAAGTACTTTTTGAAAACTTAACAAAATTACCCAAAGATAAGCAAGGAAAAATTATATCCTCATTTAATGAGATTGTAAAAAATATCAAATAAACCCAGCCAAAATAAATTTTGGTTGGGTTTTGTTTTACAGTCTTGCCTATTTTAACAAATTTCTTCAAAAAATCATTAAAAGTTTTCTACGAATTCCTCTAACTTAATTGCTTTATCATATTCCGCTTTAGCTAACCTCTCTAGCTCTGATACCATTCTTTTCACCAATTCGTATCTTTCTATATGATATTCCTTTTTTCCTCCCTCATCAATCCGTAAATTATTTAATGTAGCATAAAGCAGTTCAGTAAGATTCAATTCGGCCAATGATTTAAGTATCTCTTGACCAATTCCAGATAAGTATAATTGCCTACCTTTAAGAAATCTATCTGAAAGTGTATTACGACTCACAATCGACCAAATTTCTTCCAAAACATCATCATCAAATTTTTCAATAATATGTTTAGGTATATCAATACCATATTTTTTTTGATGAATATTCGGAATGTCTAATTCTGAAAAATGAGGCTCTACTACATCAAACATAGGATAATCACCCAAAGACATTGAATAGGAACCATCCTCGTTTTTGATTACATCATCTATATAATCATAGCGACTAATCCCTATATACTTAATAAGTCGCAAATAACGTTTATATGCTGGTTTTGAAATTAGTAGTTTTCCAGCATGTTCCCCTCTTTTTACTTGAAGATATCTCATCAAGAATTTTTCTTTACTTAATCGCTCCTTTTTCTGTTGACTACGTAATATTAATGGATAATATTTTAAAACAAATTCTCTTTTACTTACATCACTCAAGTTTTTAAACTCATGTAGCATTCTTAACTCCTTTGTAATTATTTGGGGTTCAAAAAATTATATCACGATGAACCTAGAAACGCAATAAAAAGCATTGCAAGGGGTTCAAAAATGCTGTATCATAAAAAATGTAAACAAAACATGTTTTAAACTCGTCAGCGTTCTAGAAAGTCTGACTAAGCATATTTTAGAAAAAAGGAGGCATTCTCATGCCAAAAGAAAAAAAATTAACCGTGGGCAACCACACCAGCTCAAAAGCATTTTTAGATGCTTTGTTAACTTCTGTTACAGTGCCAGCAACAATAAAAGTTGTTGACAAAAACTATGGTATTATAAACGAAGGTCAAGAAAATCAACGCCCTTGGGCATCTCTAACATGCGTAGATGTCAAACTCTATGAACAGTTCGCTAGCATTAATCAAGAATCTTACTGTCCAACTTTTAAAGTCAAGTTGAAAAACTATCAAAACGAGAGCTTAGATGGTTTGATCAATACTGACATCATACTTAACAAGTATGACTTGTCATTTATTCTTGACAAGTTGAAGCAACCGGTCGGACTCGCTCTTGTAGCTGAGCTTGCTGATATTTCATTAAAATAAGTGATAAAAATAGTGAGTTATCATCTGCATTGTGTAGATGATAACTACTCACTATATGACGAGGTAACATATATGTTGATAAAAATATCCTTCTATCTTATCCTTGCATCGCTTGTGTGGCAAGGTTTGAATGTTGTATACATTTATCTAAAGAGACAGTTTCTTCTACTATCAAATGAAGTTGTTGATAACAACGGAAATATATGGGAGCAATGTCTCTTGCTATCGGGAAATCAAGTTAGGATTTTAAAAAATTTGATTCAAGAGTTAATTTATTGGCAACTAAACAAGACAATTGACAATCAATTACAAACTCTAAAGGCTACTGTCTTACAAAACGTAGTCAATTATCTCAATAAAAACTTATACCAAGATTTACAGTTAAAAACAATAAATCCTGCCACTACTGATGGTGTATATGTTTGGGTTTATCTAGCAAACAACTTAAATGATGATGAACAATTATCATTAGAAAACTACTTTTTAGGGGTTCTTTCGATATACACTGATAAGTTTGGATTAGATGTACTAACTGTTGAACTGACCGCAGGTTCTGGCTGGGTTGCTAAATTCGATGTCAAAACGATTCAAGAAGCTACATACAATCGAATGACAAGACAGACGAAAGTCAGTTACGAGGAGGACTTTTAATATGATCAAAAACGTTTTTGACGTCAACAGCAGAGGTCATCCAATCTCTGCATCTGTTGACATAAACCGATTTTTCGCATGGATTATCGCAGGCCCATCTGGTTCAGGAAAATCCACTTTTTTGAGAAGACTTCTAGGCCTAATTTCATTTTATGATACAGATGCTGAAGCTTACTTTTTGGATTTTAAAGCAGATGAAGAAATGTTTTCAATGATTGGCGACCATGTCGCAAGAGGCTTTCACTGTCTAGAACTTTTCGAAACAATCTACCAACGCTTTGAAGCGAGACTAAATAAGCAAGAAGAAAACTCTCATAATCTTTATTTGATTTTTGATGAATGGCAAGCTTTTCTCGCCTATCTTGAACAGACAGATAAGAAAAAACATAAGGAAGTACTTTCTAATATGTTGATGATGAACAGTATGGGCAGAAGTTTAGGTTTACGAATTATTTTATCTAGTCAGCGTTTTTTGATGTCTGATTTACCAGGTCGGTATAACTTCAACTGTATAATTTCATTATCTACTAGTTTTCTCATGTCTACGAACAACAGGCAACTCCTTTTTCCAGACATGGAAAAAGATGAAGTTGTGGTAAAACCACGAGGATATGGCTATTTCCAACTTGAGGGAGAATCTGTCAAGATGTTTCGTACTATTCAAGTAAGAGACGAGGAACGGTTAAATCAACGGATGCAAGAGCTATTTTCAAGGTATAGCTAGCGTTTTTTTCTGCTACACTTGTTAGGTACGACAGTAAGCTTATTTTGAGGTTTCATCATCGGTTTAGTGTCGGCACGAGCTCGTTAGCAGGAAAATGCCTATTCGCAAGGGCTTGAGGGGTGGAGATTTTTTAAGCGCAACGATGCCGAAGGCAAGGAGTGAAGCGAAGAAAAATACTACCCCGTCCCTTGCTGAATTGGCAAGCGTTCTCGGTTCGATGGGGTTTCATCGGGCAGGAGAGGCTGGGGTTTGGGGCAAAGCCCCAAGAGTTACTACAATTTAATTTTTAATTATTCTACGCACGTGTTAGACTGGGCTTGTCAATAGTCTAACACTAAAATAATTAAAAAAATAATTAGAAATGGATATTTAATTATTATGACAAATAATACAAATAAAAAAGAAGCTATTTTAACATCAGTGCTATTAACGCAACAATTCTCAAATGGTTTCTGGGATGATGACTGGAATAAAGAACTACTTGAATCAGCGGATATTGAAAAAATTCTTGAGGAGATTGTTAGAAGAGTTAGTGAAGTGGCAACAGTTTCTGAAGCATATGCAATTAAGCATGACAAAGACACATCCGTAGTATTTAACAATGAACTTCAAGAAACAACTACTAAACTTGCCAAATCACACATTCATGCTTTACTCAAGTTTGATAAAGGCAAAGGTGCAACACTATCTACTTTAGCCGAAAAAATCGGATTAGCAGAACAGCATCTCGAAAAAGCGAAGTCTGGAAGGTATGGCTACGATAACTTATTAGCTTACTTAATTCATGCAAAAGATAAAGATAAGTATCAATATTCCCCTGACGAGGTATTCACCTTAGTAGGAAAAAAATATTTAGAAGTATATCACGAAAGGCAAGAGAGTTGGCTTAAAGGAAAAGCAAAAAAAGAGGTACAGAAAAGTTTTGAAGACATTGATTTCCTAATCGATAATATTTTGAACGAGAATATCACTAAAAATGACATACTTCTAGACAAGAAATATCACACGCCATATACAGTACATAAAACTAGAATAAACGATGCTATTAAAACTGTTGGAGAAATTAAAGGTGCCAGAACAAAAGATGAACTGGAAAACGGAGAGTTCAAAAAGACTATCTTATTCATCTATGGTAATTCTGGACTTGGAAAGTCAAGGTTCGCAAAAGAATTAGCTAAAGATATCATTCAGTTGGCAAAACTAAACAACAAAAAATGGCAATCAATCACGACCGCAGGCACTAACATGTTTGATGAAGTAAACGGAGAAGAAATCCTACTACTTGATGATGTTCGAGGAGATAGCTTAACTGCTTCGGACTGGTTAAAAGTTCTGGATCCATATAATATTAGCCCAGTATCTGCACGTTATCAAAATAAAATAGGTGCTGCTAAGGTCATTATTATCACAAGTTCTAAACATCCTTTAGCTTTCTTCTACTATACCAAAGGAAATGCTTATGAAGATTTATCTCAATACGTTAGGAGAATTGAACATCTAGCAACGTTAAAGGGTACGAGTGAGAAGCCTATTTTTTACGAATCTCATCCTGTAAGAACTATGAACTATAAAAGAAGAATACCAGAGATCGGATATGATGTTTACTTGTCTTATGATTTCACACCTGGGAACGAAATGAAAAGCAAAGAAGAGCTTCTATCCATGTTAGTTTCAAAAGTTGGCCTCAACAATCAATGGGACATATGGGCATATGACAAAATAAAAACCCCATCCGAAACTTTGGCGAGCGAGGACGAGGTTGCAGATAATCAAGAAAAATAAGTAGGGTATCTCTTGATACCTCTATTATACCATACATTGGAGGAACAGATGCAAGTAATTCTACCAGACGAACAAGTTCAACAAATTCAGCTCCTACTTGCTGAACTTATCAAGAAAGAAATTGAAAATAGATTGAACAATAGTAACCTTGAAAGTCCGTTTTTAAACAAACAACAGGCTTGCCACTACTTGGGTATCTCAAACAATACTCTAGATAGTTGGATTCAACGAGGACTGCCTGCAATAAAAATAGGCAAGACTATACGATTTAATAAAGAAGCCATTAACTCATGGCTCTACTCACAAAACTAGAAATATCTATATTTTTGTTTTATAATAGTCATGATATTTTCTGGTTCGATACACAAGGAGAATATCATGACTATCAGTAAGACAAAAAACGGAACTTATCGCTTAAAAGTCTATATCCCAATTGAAGCACGAATGCCACTTGGAATTGTCAATAGCAACTATTACGATAAGAGATTCAAAACAAGAAAGGAGGCAAAGCAAGCTGAGATAGACCTGCTTACCAAGTTAAATCAAATAGAAGATAATGAATTTTCAGGACTAGGAAAAGAAGATATTCTTTTTTCAGACTTCTATAACAATATCTGGTGGGACTCTTATAAAGCAGGACAAACTACATCTACTTCTAAACCACCAAGCAGGTCAACAGTTGCTAATACTAAAACCTGTTTTGAAAAACACATACTACCACTTCTTGGAAACTATACGATACAGTTTCTAAATCAAAACAAGCAGGTTATTCTAAATCTAATGACGTCTAAGGCTAATGAATATGCAAACTTCAAATCTTTACGTAGCTATGTGATTTCCATTTTTGACTGGGCAGAAGAACTTGAGTATATAGAAGCTAATAAGGTTGCAAAAATATTAAGAAGAATAAAGGCTACTAAAAAGATTAAGCTTGCAGAGTCAAAGAGAGAGGAAGATTTATATCTAACTCACGAACAACTCCAAGAATGGTTCTCAGCATTTCAAGAAGATTTAGAGAATGATAAAATAACCCTTAAAGATTATGTCCTATTTTATCTCACTTTTTTCTTAGGTGATAGAAAATCTGAAACCTATGCTCTTCAATGGAAACATATCGACTTTTCAAAATCACAGATTCAGCTAATTCAAGCTTTAGATAGATATGGACAAGTAAAATCTACTAAGGGAAATAAGAAAACTATTTTCTCTATTTCTAATGACTTACTTCAGCTCCTTACCTCTTGGAAGGAGCAACAAAAATACGAACTAGCAAAGTTCGGCATCATCAGTAATCCAGAACAATTTGTTTTTACATATATCGACACAAAAGGAAACATCAACAAGCCTTTACACGCTGACTATCTAAATAACAAAATGAAAAGCATTAGAAAGCGACATAAAGAACTGACACATGCTACACCTCATAAACTGCGACACACAGGGGCGACACTTGCTAAACAAGCAGGAATGAGCTTAGAAGCCATTTCTGAAGCACTAACGCACAGCGATACAGGTACAACTCAAATTTATGTCAATACTTCTAATGTAGTTCCTATGGCAGTTGGTGAATTTGCTTTAAAGTCTCTAAAACAATAAGGTAAAAATAAGGTGAACTTTGAGGTAAACTTTTAAAAAAAACACGAAAAAAGCACCCATAAGGTAAACTTTTGAGTGCTTTGAAACGTTGATAGTATCGTATTGATTAACGTTTTGAGAATTGTGATGCTTTACGAGCTTTCTTAAGACCTGGTTTCTTACGCTCAACTTTACGTGAGTCACGTGTAAGAAGTCCTGCGCGTTTCAATGAATCGCGGAAGTCTGGGTCTACTTGAAGAAGGGCAC